ACGGCTGTTTTCTTATACCCAGTGGATGTTCTTGCCTCTCCCCGTTGCTTGGCTTTCATTACTCCCGTGATAAGGTCTACTAACATAGCCCCCATTGTAGCCGCAATACACAAGGCTATAAGCACAATATGTATCATCATGTGCTCGTTGATAAAATTGTAAATTACGTCTTTCATTTAAAGTAAGTTTTGAACACATTAATATGATAGATATTCACCTGTCCATAGTTGGCATCAAATATCTTCTTGATCTCGTAGCCCAATCCATAAGATAATGCTTTCATTCTTCGCCAGTTGATGGAACGCCAGTTCATATTATGCTCCTTTGCCCAACGCTTGATACTGTACCATTCTTTGGATTCATCAAGTTGCTCGGTCTTCTGTTCTATTTGTTTCTGTTGCTCCTCAATCTTCATTTGCTGTTGGGCAGCTAGCATAAGGGCCTCTCCAAAAGATTGAGGGACGTTATACTGAGAGTGAAGCGAGTAACTACCTGTATTTACCACCGAAGGAACAATCTCATCAAATATCCAACTCTCAAACTCGTCAGCTTTCGGCATCTGACTTTTGGTTATCAAGCGATAGATGTTGCCTTCGCTGATAAACTTCATTGATTTCATTTGTATAGCTGGCGTGCCATCTGCTTTTAATCCAGTTTGCACCCCTACTTCCCGAATCGTTATGGAGGCTGGTTTACAGTGATCTATAATTGCTTTTGATGGATTTGAATACTGTAGAGAAGTGGCAATATCCATTCCGCAAAACCAACTTTTACCATTTTCAACATACATACGAACTTTGCCAAATAGTGGGTGTTCGTAAACCATAATTCCACTCATTTCAAGAGCAGACGAAACTTTTTCTACAACTAGCATATTACTTCTTATTATATATTTAATAAACATGTCCTGCACTTTTGCATCACATTAATTATCAACGTTTTTAATTACTTTTGCCTGTTGAATCTTCGTAAGTCGTTGATACAAAAGCTAAACGCAAAAATGCGTTTAGTAATTCATCATCTGTATTAAGAATTGACAATACTTCTTATTACAGAGGCATGTCTTCTTTATTTGGTCATACAAAACAAAAAAGAGCCTGCTACGGAAACTAATCCGCAACAAGCTCTTGGCTTTATCAAATATGTAGTATGTCCTTTCGTCATAATCAATGTGGCGTGCATCTTCACACGCTTCCACAAAGATAAATATTGTTTTCCTTATTACAAAAAATAACCGGCAATTAATGCCGGTTACCGTGATAGTATCTTATAGCCTCATTGACATATAATGATACTGATTGCTCCTTATCCAAGATAGCAGCTACATCCTCCTCTATCGTAACAAATATTTTTCTTACACCTCTAACCTTGGGACGTCTTGGCACTACAGATATATGAAAGTGAAAGGATACTATAATGAGGTGGATTACACCGGAATTAATCAAGTGCTTGTCGCACGTAACATCAATATCCTGTTTGTCTTACCTCCTCACGTGTGTGAAACTTCTACCGCTGTAAACAATATTTCCGCTGACATGATCAAGGTGCTGAATCTGTGGGGGGTCAAATACGTTGAATCCAAATTGCAGACCGGTATTAATGATATGAACAAGACTTGGTTTTACAGTCATTATACTGATGATACCATCATTGATCCGACACACGGCGGCATACCTTATTATGAAAGGATCGCCCGTGAAATAATTGCCCGAATGATGGAAATGACTCCTATCGCAGACATTGAGGCTATGGCGGCTTCCACACGTACATATACTGTTACCATGCAGCAGGGAAACGGCTATCAGCTTGAAGCATATAATAACAGCGTGTCTCCCGTTTCTGAAGGTGGGGAGTTTAGTGTAAAGCTGACCATACAGGAGGGATACGATGGTAGCTCGGCTAGTGTAAAGGCTAATGGAGACTCTGTTGCCAAAGACAGCATTTTATCAGCTCCCGGACTTGATATTTATACAATTAAAAATATAATGGATAATGTGACCATATCGGTTGAGGGAATTGTTATGACATAAAATTTTATATCAAACAAGACCATTATATCAAATGTTTTTTAATTTTGTTCTTGAAATTTTAAAAATATAAGAATATGGATGAAAAACAAAGAAACATCAGTCAATTAGAACGAGTAGTATCTAGTTTAGAATATCATTTAGAGAAATATAAGGAATCTAAATGTAAATCTAAAAATGGGAGGCTCCAAAAAGACCGTAAACATGCTTTGGATGATATGTTTACTCACGCTAAATATATGAAAGCTGAATTGGAACAAGTTTATCCAATTATAAGCGATGGTTCACCTTCGTATATTCAATTTGAAGATTTTGGAAAATATGCGGAAAGTGATGTTTCTGATTATATAAAAACTTTAAAAAACTATATTGAAAAATTGAAACAGGACACAAGTGAATCTGTAGAGTAATGAGTTTACTATTAAGGGCTGACCTACACCAAGATCAGCCCTTACATCATAGTTGATGGATTACTCTACTATTAAATATTTTATACCTGATCTTACTAAAACATAAGCATTAGTAGGATATTCTGATTTCGCCAATAATCCATCTACTGCCTTACAGTAATCTCCATCTTTAGGAAGATAGTTCTCTGAAACAAGAATATTATTTATTTCATACATGATATTTTTGGCACAAATAACTTTCCCGTCTGAGCTGTTGAACATAGCAACAGATTCAATTTTACCATTAGCCTTATCCCCATATAGATTCACCAAATTACCGGCTAATATCGAACTTTCAGTTTTATATGTCTGTGCAATATCCGTTATTTCATTAAAATACAGAGTTGGTTTGGGAAAATAAACAATACTATTCCCCCAGCCACTAATTTTCATCTTTACACCTGATTCTTTTAAAGACCCATTAAATAACGTTGAAAGCCCATAGAACTTGTTACCTATAAACCTATAATCTATAAAACTATTTGGGGATGGAATATTTTCCGAGGGCAACACATTGGTTGCATCGGAATAAAAATAGCACCCTTTAAACAGGATAAAATGTCTTCCATATCCCATACTGCCAAAATGTCCTCTCAAGCATGGATTTATACAATTAGTAAAAATCAGGCTCATGTTAGATGCAATATCTATGCCTATTGGTTGGGAACCATACGGCCAGCTATCCGCAGCCTCTCCATTATTCTTTCCACTGTCGAATTCCACATTGTCAAACCATAATTTATTAGATTTGCTTTCTTTAATGCCATTAACATGCACGGTATATCTTACATTTTTTCCAAAAATATAAAAGTTGTGGAAACTGCAATTTCTAGTTTTTTTTATCAACAATGGATGTAAATTAGATACAGGAGTTGGAAAACCACTGTCAGGCATATCACATACTATTTTTGTAGCCCTATTACCAACGCCGAACAAATGAATATTTTGTCTATCAACCATTTCGATATAACAGACATAATCTTCCTGTGATTCTCCCGATAACGGGTCTTCCGTTGCAAAATGATTAAATGATGATGTCCTGAACTCCCCTACAGCAAAAATATACCATTGTTTGTCTGTATCTTTTGGTATGGAATTTATGGCCCTCTGAATGGAATTTACATTGGCCTTGTATCCTACAAATATATTAACCCCGTCCTCAATAGCTTGAAATTGATTCGCCGTTCCCTGATCGGCATAACAATAGATAATATTACTTTTATAAACAATTCCATCAAGTCTATCTGTTATCTCCTTTATACTATCTTCGAATCCGGGCAATGATTCAGGTGGAATCTGAATATCAGAACTTAATTTTTTTCCTCCCCCCTCTATTCTCTTGACACTTGGAGTGCCTTCCAAATCATAGGCATTGCTTAATGTCCAAAGTATATAATTAAATGAACCATCACAATAAATTTCATAATTTTTTGTCTCTGGTGAAGCTTCATTGATTAAGACTTCTGTTATTTTTCTTTCTACCGTTTTGGCAATTCTAAACACTGTTTGATTACTGACACTTGATGAATCCAGTTTATACCTCAATCCTTTTGATACAGGTATTCTTACAGACCAGTATCTTGCAGCGGTGCCCAGTGTGCCTCCAGCTGATATATAATCCTTAGACAGATAAGTGCTATTGTAGATTTCTTCTTCTATTCCACTTTCAGTTACAACAATCTTGGACACCTCTTCCTTTAAGTTTGTAAAGGATTCGTTTACTTCAGTAATCTTATCATTTAGTTTTTCAATTGATGGATCTAATATTACGAATTCAACAGATTCAGATTTTGTTAATGTAAAGTAAGCGGTAATGGCAGATTCCGGTGCTTCAATTACTGATTTTTCCCCAACAAATGTTTGGGATGCTTTTAACAGGATTCTATTAGATTTGTCAACAAAAACATAAGCCCTAGCTTGTACAGAAACGCACTTTCCAGTAATCAGAAATCGATCTCCAGCTTTGCAATCTAATTTTGTCGCTATAAATGTCGCATTGTTTGTAATTTTATCTATATTTGATGATATCTCTCCTTGGTTACCATATACAATATAGGCCGTACTTTGATCAAAACTATCAATGATATTCCCCCCTTTTTTTTGAGAAATAATATCCAATCTTATTTCAGATATTTCCGTAGTCAAGCTCTTACGCGTTTTGGGGTTAACCACCGCATCATAGATGGTAGCCGGGAATATGGTTTGTCCGCCCTTCGTCAGTTTATGCATTTTTGCCATAATGTATCTTATTTTTAGCCTAAGTTCCGCCGGAACTTGGCCCGTTGTTATTTTATGTAATTATTTATTAATCTTAAAATCACTCAGCACATCATCATACTCCTTATCTGACAGAGATACGCTCTGCACCGCATTGTATGCGGCATAATCCGGATAGGGCATGATCTCCGCTGTGCTCTCATCCGTCTTCCCGGTAGTCAGCACAATCCCTGTATCTTCAATAGATACAAGGTTGCAGATGCCATCTCTAAAGTCAGAATCAGAAATGAAGTATTCCCGTTTGACCTTCAGCATACCAGGGGAGAAGCCGGGGTTGTCAAAAGCGACAAGCAGACTGCCATCTTCCATACGGCTGCAACCCACATACTCTTGCCCATCAAAAGAGGCTATAAACTTTCCCTTGAACGGATTGAAGTAAGTAAACCGGAAGGGAGTTGATATGTCTCCATTCAGGTTCTTCTCTATAATTTTAAAATCGGATTGGTAATTAATTTTCATAACTATAATATTGATGTAACATCGTCTATCTCCTCGGCTTTCAAGATGCCGGAAAGGTCAACACTTCCACCGCCTCCGGTTGTTCCTGTTTCGCTCCATACGCCTCTCTTCGTACATTGATATATAGGACCCGGTATGGTATCTCCCACGACAGCCCAGTCGCCCACAACAGGAGATGGGACAGCAGCATGCAATGCTTCTTCCGTAGAAAACAATCCCTTGTTGCGGACACTGTTCTGCTTGACCTTATCAATCTCGGTAGAAGTCTTACTAAAATTGTAGTTAAGCCGATCTGCCGCCTCACTCCAAGTACCTGTTTTATTTATCGAATTAAGTTCCATATCACTTTCTTACCTTTAACACTCCATTTGTCACTATTCCTTCAAGTGTTTCATATTCCACATATACCTGCCCGGAGCTGACGTTATCTTTAGACGGCCAATTACTGCATTCAATATTTGCCACATATTTAGACACAGCCCCTCCGTCATATACCGGTTTCATCCCAACCAACAGAGTTTCGCCTTTAGAGCCATAGAAAGAAACGTTATTGGGAGTAAGAATAATATCCGTATTTTCCACATGATTCTGTATTCTGATACGTTCCGGATATACAGTCGTTTCTTGTATCAATTGGTCCCCTACATATTTCCGTAGAATCAAATCACCATACTCCCATCCGTCTGATGATGTGTCGAACCTTAATATCAAGGTGGCATGTCCTTCAGTCGTGTACATTTCAAGAGTATTTTTATCCGGATCAATGACAATGCGTTTCCCGTCAACAGATGTTTCTACTTTTCCGCGGAAAAATCCGCCCAAGGCTTCAACCACACCTCTGAACTTACCACCCAAGGCATAAATATAGCCACGAAGGAACGTATCGCCACCATGAGTGGCAACAAAGTTCGCCATATTCGCCCATTCTTCATCCGTAGGCTGGTAATTTGGATCATTACGAAACCTCATTACAGTTAATATAGCCTGTTGAAGCGTGCCACCTGCCCAGAATGCCACATCATCATCGTCATTGTATATGCCGCTTACTCCGGCAGTGACCTTCTGTAACTTGCCATCCTTGTAGTTACCTAACTGAATCATATTGGCCAATATCAAACCACCAAGGATATCCACAGAACCATCTTTGATCGCACTGGCGATATAATTGATTGACTGAAAACCGGCTGTTGCCTTGTCGTTATCCAAAATGGACGGTTTCCAATCGGTAGCGATGGTTCCACGCTCTAATTGAAGGTCACAAACGGTTGCGGTACCACTGATAAGAAATATACCACTGCCATTGAAGGTAATCTTATGGATATATCTCTGATAAGAGGATGTGAGAGGCTGAGAAACACTGAAAGAACCGCACGAAACAGACACAGACGTACCCTTTGCTTTATAACTGATAACATAACTTTCCCCTTTAATCAATGATACGGACTGGGATAAGCTGCCTATTGCAGCAGAATATCCGGAAACAGCCTCACTGTCCGCAGATACGGTAGCCACTCCCGTCCAATACTTTAATTGCTTGCTATATAATTCGGTATCAGCAGACAATTGAGTATCAGAGGACAATGTCTCACTTTCATAATCCCCGGTAAACCCGGAGTTACGCAACAGATTGACACTTCCGACAGCCGCATTGTCTATCGCATCCTGAGCCTTTTGGGCCAGATCGGCAGCCGCCTGTATCTCATCCGGAAGACCTTCCATATTACGCCATCCAGTGGAACCTTGTTCGATATGAAACATACCCTTGATATCAACACCGCCTTTCTGGCTATAACGGATGTAAGTGCTCTCATCCTTGGCACCGATATAGGCATCACCATACACATTGATATAAGCGTGTCCGGTGGACTTGTCAAAGCCCAGCCCGATGACTTCTTTCCCGGCAAGAGAGAAAGAGTTGATACCTTGATAAAAAATAATGGAAGGCGAAGTTTCATTAACAGACGAAAGGATTATAGCTGCCTGACGGGTGATATCCGTCAAATGCCCAAGCCCGATGATATCATCACCGGCAGCCGGAACATCACTGTCCTTGTCGGCATTGGTTTTGCTCAAGTCAATATAGTCAGATCCTACACCTGTCACCTCACGCCAATAGTAGCGGTTGGATACATTGTGGGATGTCCCTTCTTTAATGTTAAATTCTTGGGCTAATGCTAATGTACCTACTGTAAATTCGTTATTGATTGTCACTCCATCAACTTCCGACAAAAAGAAACAACGGTAGCTCTCATCAAGTTCCTCCACCCTGACACACTTCATACCGGCCGGAGATATGATCTGTTCACCACCAACATGCGTCTTCTTCTTTACTTCAAGCTCGTCAAAGACAGCCTTAATCTTCACATACAAGCGGTCAACAACAGCTTGTGTCGTACCATCTTCCAATACAGTCCAACCGCTTCCGTTCTTACCCACCAAAAGACCTTTCAAGAAAGTGATCAGACCGTTGGCGGTGTCTGAAATATCTTTACGAAGGAACATTGCTAATGAGCGTAAAGCAGAGAACACATTACTAT